AACAATTTGAAGGGGTTGGTCGAGGAAGCCGAAAACGAGGGATGCGGTTTTGTCCAATTCGGTGAGCCTGGAGATTCAAGTATTGCAGTGCTGAAATTCAAGAAGATCATGTCAGCTGAGTTCGTTAAGAAATTGGAGGCTAAAGATGCCTAGAAAAGACGGAACCGGCCCCGAAGGTAAAGGGCCTAATACAGGAAGACGGACGGGAAATTGTCCGATAAAAAAGAGGTGACAAATGAATAAATTTAAGCTATTTCTTATCAAGGCATTCTGTACAGTAGAGCAAGACCGTAAAAACTACATTAAGTATTATGGACGTAATGGGCTAACAAAGGTCTATAAATGAAGGATTACAAAGGTCGGTCTTTAAAGGTCGGCGATACCGTTAAAATACGGCGTTATGATTTGATGGTTAAAGAGTTCGGCAAAGACGAAGATGGAAATATAAGCCCCGAGATAATAAAGCATAGATTTATGGGTGCTTTCAAAATCCATTGTGGTCGAAAATGTGTAGTTGATAAGATAGTGAAATATGATGGAAATGAATTTGCAAGATCAAAAGCCGTGTTGACTGAGCATGGTTTTATGTGTAATCTGCCAGGAATAGCGATACAGAAATAAATGAACTGGAAAAACTTCCAAGAACAGGGGTACACTTTAACCGAGGCAGAGATTAAAACTCTCTACCCGGATATTGTGCGTTCATATCAGAAGGCCCGAAAAAGCATTAACGAGGCTATAAAGACTCAGTATCTCAAGTACCTTTCTTCTGTTGACACTGACAAATACATGAATGAGATGATTAAATACGATAGACTGACAGCCTTAGAACATCAAATCTCATCCGACTTTATAACAGCATCAAGGGAGGTCGAGAAGTTGACTGTTCAAGCTACTAGAATTGGATTCTCTAATAACTATTATCGCTCTGTCTATGCCTCTCAATGGCTAGCACCTGAATACGCCATGACTGTTCTCCCCCCTGCTTTAATAGAGATTGCCACTCTTGGAACTGTTGACGCTTGGAAGAAGTACACAAAAAAGATGATCAAAGACTTTGGAGAGCAGGGATATTATCAATCACAGATTGGTACGCTTAAAGACCTGTTGCATAAAAACCGAGTTCGTGAGCTTGCACAGATCAAAGAAACAATAGTGCAGGGCTTGGTCAGGGGAGAGAGCTACACGGCTATGTCAAGGGGTGTATCTGATGTGATCGGGTTCTCAGTGTACAAAGACGGTGTGCAGACATTTTCAGGTGCTATGGCAAATGCTATGAGAATAGTATCAACAGAATCGAACCGTGTGATGAATGATGCCGCCTTTGCTAATTCTAAACAGCTAGAGGCTCAGGGAATAGACGTAAAGAAGATATGGATTTCAGTCAAGGACTCACGCACCAGAAACACACACGCACAGCTTGACGGCAAGATAAAGACTCTTGACGCTTATTTCATGATCGGTAACGACAGAGCGTTAAAGCCCGGAGGATTCGGGAAGGTCGGCAATAACGCAAGATGCCGGTGTGGAATAGGCGACATAATAAACGATGAGCCGCCGACGATCATGAGAGGGAGAAAGCCGGTATATAAAAAAGACGGTACTCTTGATAAGACAAAAGGTGAGAACGAAATACTTGATTATAAACCTTTTACACAGTGGGCTGATGATGTAGGCTTGAAATGGGATAAAGCAGGAGTGATAGTAGCATGATTAAGAAGGTCAAGATAGGAATAAAAGATTATTCTGTAGAGATTGATAATGCCTTATCAGGTAGAGGCTCGAATGGCTCTATTGACCTTAATAGCCGTAGTATTAAGATACTGCCAAATGAGATTAAAGACGAAATGTCAATAGTTCTTTTTCATGAGTTGTGGCACGGTGTTTTCTCAGATGCCGGTAGATGTGGGGATGATGATTACGGTATGGATGAAGAGCTGGTCGATTTTTTAGCTCTCAAAACACTACAACTATTCAGGGATAACCCCGACTTAATTGAGTATCTGAAATAATCGCAGTTCGAATCACGAATATTTAACATAGTCTAATTATCATTATACTGAAAAGATTGCTCAATTTAGCAGAAAGTTTTGAGTATACTTACGGGAATGTTCACTATAATGAAAATCTACTAGAAGTTAGATAGCCGAAAACAGTGTTTAACTTCTAGCAAAACAAAGTACATACATATCAATAAGTGATAACAACATGTCTTGATATTAACAAAATATATTTCGCCGACATCAATATACAGTATTTAAGTAATTTATTTAATAATAAATGAATAAAATAGTCAAATACTTAAATAGTGCTTGACAATAAAATAAGGATGGTTTATTATGGCAGAAGTAACTCAGGTAGAGCCTAATCAGGAGATACCGGAAAACAACGACGCACCCACCACGGAGCCGACAACGGAGCCAACAATCGAAGAGCAAATAGCAGAAGTAGAGGCTAGACTCTCCGACAAGTTCAAGACTGAGATTTCAGGACTCAATAGAAGAAACTCAGACCTTGAGAAAAAACTCAGTGAATCCGAAAAAGCAAAGATGACCGATGATGAACGGATTAAGGCAGAACTTGAAGAAGCCAAAGCTGAAGTTATTGCGGAACGACAAGAGAAGGAAACACTTTTACAGGGCAAAATCATTGATTCGGAATTATCTAGTGTAGGGCTGCCGTTATCATTTGCAAAATACATTAGAGGCGAAGACGAACCAGCGATTAAAGGCAATGTCAAAGAGCTAAATGACTTGATTGTCGACACTGCAAATAAATTAAAAGAAGCAGATATTAACACACGACTGAGCGGGAAAGGCCCGATTGCTGGTAAACCGTCCGACGTTACTAACTTACAGGCGGCATATGACCAGGCAAAGAAGAGCGGGAATGATGCTCTTAAACTCGCTATTAAGCGGAAGGCGACTGCTCAGGGTGAAACGATAACTTAGGAGAAACATCATGGCATCAACAGCCGCAACCGCACAAACTTATAATGACACTAACGTACTCGGTGACGTACTTGAAACCGGAGTCACTAAAAATACCGGATCGTTCTTTGCCGCAGTATCAGCTAATGGAATCAAGGTGGTAGACGCTCAGGAATTTGCAATGAGCGCACCCTATTCACTAGACGCCGCAGCTCAAGGGGCAATCAGTGAAGAGGCGTCATTAACAGCAGGTACTGCCGACTTTTATGCAAAGTCTCAAGAGTACAATGTTGTACAGATCACCAAGAAAGAGATTGCAGTCTCTCACCTTAGAGAAGCCGCAACCCAACAGATAGACACTACCAATATTGACATTGGTGGAATGGCCCCGACTGTTTCAGAGTTTGACAGAGCAGCCGCCAACAGTATGCAACAGCTTAGAGCAGACTGGGAATTTGTAATGATTCAAGGAACATACACCGGACGCTCAGCAGTGGGAACCGTAGTTGCCGCCGGTGGTCTTCTTGATGCTACTGTTGGTATTCAAACTAACACTGTTTCTGCCGCATCAGGCGCACTGTCTAAAGACATCATTGACGAACTGCTTGTCGAGATGGGAAACAACGGGGCGCCGTTTTCAAAGCCAGTCTTTGTCTGTAGGTCTAAATATGCCGTTGCACTTTCTGAAATTTTCGGATACCAACCTAATTCATGGGATGTTGGCGGGGTAGCGATTAAAACCGTGCTTACTGACTTTGGTGAGATTGGTATTATCTGGACTAACGCTGCTAAGGCTAACACCATTGCAGTGGCCGACCTTGCATACATGCAGCCTGTTGTACTTCCTAACCAGGGACAACAAATTTTAATGCGTGAATATCAAGACGGCGGATCAGCTAAAAAGGGATACCTTGAAGGATTTATAGGCGTTGATTTGGGCGCCGAGTCTTATCACGGGTCTATTACTTCAATAGCTTAATAAAATTTACTGAACTAATGCGGGGTTTCGGCCCCGCTTAGTAAAAAGGAGTCTTACAATGTCACGATCATTTAAAGATGTAATCAAAAATCCTGCAATGCGCAGGTGGTTTAAGGACACTTTTTCATTCTATAATTTAACCGATTCGAGCTCAGGAATCACAGCCAACCGACTTGTCGAAATATCAAGCAACACAGCAGCCATCGGGACAGAAGCGTCTACCACTATTGTTGGTATGACACGTTCGACCGTTGCTGCTTCTGATGCTGACGTAGAAGTTGAATGGGGATGTGTCCCTTGCTATCTTGCTTCTCCTGTAGCCAAGATGGATAACATCGCACCCCGGGCACTAGGTACAGTAGCAAAAAGCCTTGCTTCTCAGGTCACTCTTTTAGCCGCTACAGCAGGCGGCAACTTCGGGAACCAACCTGCATCAGACGGTGTGACAGTAGTCTCGGATAGCACAGCAGACACCACACAAACATGTACTATTTATGGAACCAAGACAGGCGCTCTTACTACCGTAACAAGTGAGACCGTAAGCCTTAATGGAACTACTGACGCCGATACTACCCTTGAGACATGGGTTAATGTTGTAGCCGTCAAGCTCTCAGCTTCTTGTGCCGGTACTGTTGAGATTTCCGAGACTTCAGGCGGGGCAGAAATTACTTCAATTACTACAGGTGATCTATCTGCCGGTGTTGCAACCCCTTCTACTACTAACGCTTATGGCCTTATACCAAGACACGACGCTGATGCATCCGCTACAACTCCCATTGCACTTATTGGAACAGGTATTGACGGTACTGCACTCAGTGTAGTTGACGCTCTTAACGGTACAACCGAAGAGGATCATGCTACCACGGCCTACGCTACTATCACAGAAATATACCTTGGTGCTGTAGCCTCGGCAACTGACGTTATAGTGCTGACTAACGAGACAGCAGACACAACCAATGTAGGGGTTGCACTTGAAGCCTCTACCGTTTCTGGAGTCTCTAAAGACTGTTGGATCAAACCTTACTTTTTCTAGGGAAGAGAATGATACTAAATTTAATCACTCTAGCAACTGTCAAAACTCAACTCGGTATTAGCGGCACAGATAACGACGCCGCTATTACCGCTATGATACCTATTGTGTCCAGTGACATTAGAAGGATTCTAAACACTGGATATGATGAGTATGTCTTAGCCGTGTTTGATGAGACAGCAGACACTATCGATCTAGGGATAATAAGACAGAGGCGACAAGGCTTTTATGACACGGCGTCCATCAAGTACGATTTGGGGCAAGTTATCTACAACCCTAATATTGATGAGGACACGTATCTAAAGAGTTTCAACCCCTCGACTGGTCTATATACTTTGTCGGCAACCCCCTCTGACTCAGGTGATTATGTCTATCCGACTGTTACCATGGGTCAGTGGCCGGCTATTTCTAAAATGATATGGTACAAGATAAGCGGTCAAAGCACTTCAAAAGCAGATGAAAAAAATGTGGCGTCAGAGTCTTACGGGCCAGTGTCCAAGACATACGCCGCTTCAGAAATAAACTCACAATATGACTACCCGCAAAAGTTAATTAACGATTTGGGTAGTCCATTTGTAAAGGTAGGGTAAAATGTCAGGTGGAACCGGCTTTATTCAAAAAGCAATAGACCCTTTGTGCGGTTATCTAACAACCGTAACAAATAATAATAGAATCATACACGATGGAAAAGGGTATTCTGTAATACAGACAATACCGACAATAGCGGCCGCTGCTTCTTATGAGATAGGCTTCACGACTCCAGCGTCAACGGTTAAAGAGATACACTTCAAAACAGCAACAGTATCTTCTTCTGCTAATATTATCAGGGCCGAAATATTCGAGGCAGCAGCATATACAGCAGGTGATGAGATAGTAGCCATTAACAGGAAGAGAACTTCGACAGATCATTCTAGTGTTACGTTTAAACGGGGCGTGACAGCGACAACGCCGGAAAGCGCTGCTATAGTAACCGCTAAAGCCGGTGGCAACTTTGGCAATCAGCCAGCAGGAGACGCCGTTGATATAGTTTCCGATGACAACGACTTAACACAATCATGTACTATTTATGGTACGCAGACAGGGGCCTTAACGGTTGTAGCAAGTGAAACAATAGCTATTACAGGTTCGGCTGCCGTAACCACTACAGCTACAAACTGGCAGACAATATTAGGGATTGAACTCTCAGCCTCTTGTGCCGGTACTATCACGGTAAGTGAAAGCTCAGGAAGCGCAGAGATTACAACCATTGCAACTACTGTATTGAGTGCCGGTGTTCAAACTCCGACTTCAACAGACGGAAAGCTAAAAATACCCCTCCATGATGCAGACGGTGCTTCCACTAAGGCGGTTGGTATAATCGGTACAGGGTCAGACGGGTTAGCTTTATCTGCCGTTGATGATCTTGCAGGGTCCACGGAGGGCAACCACGGGACGGCGGTTTTCGATACTATTACAAAGGTCTTAATAGGTGACGTTGCATCCGCAACAGATGTCACAATTTCAGTCCCTAATATTCGGATTGTTAATGGCGTCTATGGTATCGGCGGTGGGCCTCGGTCAAGGGCCGGTGGTTCGGGTGGCGGTTCACTTGATGAGATATTAAAACCATCTACTCCGTACGTTTTAAAGATTTCGAACATTGGTTCAAGTACGGCAACATCAGTAGACATCGAGCTATTCTACTGTGAAGGGTCTCAGTAGATGAAATGGACGTACAAAATAATGAAGTCTATAACATCGCTCTTAGGGGCTGTTTGTTTCTGCTCAGCTTTATATTTTGGTTTATGCGGTGGGCCATTGTACGTATATACACAATCGGAAACGGTCTCTCAAAAATCGAAGGCCGATGTGAAGAAAGACACAAAGAAGAAGAAGAAAGTAAGTATAAAAATCAAGACTCAGGTAGCGATATTCGCCATTAAGGATCGTGTATAATGGGATTTGTTAATTCAATGGGTTCATCAAATGAAATGGTGAGCTGTAAATTTGAGACACGAACCGAGACACTAAATGGCGACCAAGAAAGAGTGGTCGCATGGTCTACAAACTTTACTAAAGACTGTTTTTTTTGGGAAGGGTCAGCAGCCGAATCGATGGTAAGTGAGAGATTCAAGGCAGATGTCGAGGCCGTAGTGCTGGTTGATTATGAAGATTATTCGACGGTTAAAGATCAGGATAGAGTCACTGTAAATAGCGTTGAGTATTCTGTCATACATGCTGACAATGTAGCCTTTCAAAATGTGCCTGTCGTCATCGCAGTAAAGGCGTATAACTAATGGCTGATAAAAACTGGTCTGTTATTCAGTTCGGCGATCCCATAAAGGGCGCCCAGGAAGGAATAGACAAGGCCATCAATGAGACCATATCCAAGATTGCAACAGAGGCTAAAGAGTTTGCACCGTCTGACAAGGGGCAATTAAGAAACTCTTTCATGTTTCGAGGGCCGGGCATAGAGGGTGGGTTCAACAATTATCCAGGCAAGAAAGCAAAAGGAAGTGACAAGATAACATCTATAGCAACAACGGGTGTTGGCTACGTTGGGTCTAATCTTGACTATGCAGTATACCAAGAGTTCGGAACCAAAAACATGAAGCCACAACCATCGTTAAGACCTGCCATTGCGTCAGTTAACGGTGAGGGACTAGGGAGTATAGGAAAAACGATAAACGAAGAAGTCAAAAAATGGACTGAGCAATCCACCAAGAGGAAGAAGAAATAATGGGAATAAGTTTTGCAGAAATAACAGCCGCACTTCAAGCCTCAGTCATAACTGATGAG